CCCTCTCGTCGAAACGAGAGGGGTAATAATTACTTAATTCCAGCGATGTATCCATCGTTGTTGGTTGTGACTGTAATGTCGCCTGTGAGAAGCTTCCCGTCTTTGTCAAAGGCGCAGATATTATCTGCTCCCACTCCATAAAGACAATCTTCAGTTCTTGACCCGTCAGAGCGTAGGTAGAACCAGTCATCGTCAAGCTTAAACCAACCAGTAATCATACGGCCAGTCTCATCGAGGTAGTACTTCTTACCGTCACGCTCAGCCCAACCCGTGGCCATGCGACCGTCAGAGCCTAACAAGTACCAGCTTCCGTTGTACTCAAGCCACTTATCAGCTTCGAGAGCTCCACTGTCATCGAAGTGCCACCAACACTTCTCAGATCCTTCCCAAGAAGCATGGACCCAGCCTGTGAGCATCCAGCCGGATTCATTGAAGTAGTACCATTTCATGCCGACTCGGTACCAACCAACCGCATAATCACTCGATGACTCACCAGTCTGGTACCACCAAGAACCTTTGCCGTCGGTATGCCAGCCAATCTCAGAAGTCGAGCGGGCACCAGTCATTACCTCGTACCAGTAACATACACGCTCCATATAGTGAGCGTTCTGAGAGCCCGCGAGCTCGCCAGGACAAGCGGTTGCAGCAATCTGATTGTGCGGTCGAACATTACCACCCCAGCGAGGGTAACCAAGTCCATACTTAATAAGCAACGCCGCAACAAGATGCGCTCCACTTTCCTGAGTGGTCTCTGAAACTGTCCATGGGTTCGCATGATCGTTAGCGTGTTCGATGGAAATACTGCGCTGGTTTTCTTCCCAGCGTCCTACAGCATAAGCCGTGTCACTCTCATAGACATGTTGAGCAATTGCTCCTCCATTATCTACCGAGTAATGTGCACTGACGAAGCCATTTGCTGACCACATTGCAGCAATGCTGTAAGGTGAAGAGCCAACAGAAGCCTCATGATGGACAGCGATGTACTCAACCTTATGACCTCCACGCCCTGCAGTATATGAAGTCGTAGGCGCCCATACGTCAGCGGTAATTTCACCTGAAAAATCAGCCATTAGCGCTCTCCCCCGTCTAAAGGGCTCACGCTTGGTTTGTCGTAAGTCATTGCACGTTCAGAATCGCTAATACCTTTTGTTGTTGGGTCAACGGTAACACCGATAGCACCAAGGACAGCCACAACCACGGTACCAATGAGGTAAGGGTTACTAAGAAACTTCACGAACACATCAGCTAAGCTACCCCAAGTAGTAAGGTCAGAGTATGCTAGTCCCAGATATGCCAGGACAGGACTCATGACAATACCCGCCATGCCAAGCCACCAAGCTGGGTTATGAAGACGCACTTTCCAGTTAATCATTGTTGTTGCTCCTTTACTTCTCAAGTCTAGTAATGCGTGAGTCTAGATTTCTCACGTCGGTTTTGACCTCTGCAAGGTCTGTTGCTGCTTTTTTTGAGACTTCGTCCGCCCTTCGGGCCACAATACCGACCACGGAAAGCTCAGCTGTATGCTGAGTCAGCGTGGCAGTTAAGTCAGAGAGCGACTGCTGATACTTACTCAGCTGCTCATTCATGACTTGCTGGCGCGTTTCTAAGCGTGTGAGTGTATTGGTAACGTTGCCTTTCCAAGCATCCTCTTTCTCACGCTCTTCTTTAGAGCGAGATTGAAGAGTTGATACGGAAACTAAACAGCCAAGAAAAGCTGCAACGCCAGTAATAAGGAAGCCGACCATCTCAGCTGTGATATTCATAGCTGTCTCCTTAATGCCTCACTGTATAAGTAAGAGATCCCTGTCGCCAGGCGTTGGAGACAGTGCCTCCCATGTCTTGTAAATAGATGTTTCCATCTGGGCGAGCAGAAATGGCTGTAATAACGTCAGCGTGACCGGGGCAGAAACCAGAGTTATACACGATAGATTCTGTACTGTCAGAGATTGAACCGTACTTTTCATGATCTACTAGAGGCGGTCTTGCTCCTTCAGGAATGGTGAAGGGGCATCTAACCACGTCATAAGCAATGTTATTTGCGAGCCAGCCACGAACCTTAATGGTCACAGAATCACCAGTGCGGTAGATGTGCCAGTAATTCTTATAACTTCCCTGATCTTGCAAAATGACTGTTTCAAAATCGCCGTTATCATCTTGATAGAGCGTATTCGCAAACATAAAGAGTTGCTCTGGCTTAGACGCAACAACACCATTAAGCTTGACACGATAGAGCGGAAAATAGTCTTGAGCGTCACCATTTAAGACGTTACCTGCTGGGACTAAGGGGTCCTCAGCTTTACCAGATGTTGGAACACCTCGAAGCACCTCAAGCTTTGCCGACTCAATTCCCTGCGCATTACGCTCATATTTAAGGCAGATAAAGTCGTTACGATTCTGTCCTTGAGTTCCAGAAGTGATTGTGACCTGCTCTGGTGCGGTTACACTCACTTGTCTACCATGCAGAGAGGCGTCACCGGTTGCAATAGTGACTCGATTGGCGCTCTCTTGTGTGGCTGCTAGACGCTTACCAACCGCGAGAACGACGCTCTTTTCGCCAAAAATGCCAGCGTGTAAACGTCCTTTATCCGCACCGGTAATGTGAGGCGCTTGACCCTGTCCATCGACACATGTGACTGCCATATTAGTTCACCTTGCTTTCAAACTCTTTGAATGAAGCATCATGTTTTGCAAGAAGCTCGAGATATGCTTTGTAGCAACTCTCGCAATAAGTGCGATTCTCCTCTCCTCGCTGTGATTGACGCTTAATGTCATGCCATTGAGCGAGCGAGTATGTATTGCTTGGAGTAACAAACTCAGACTTACCGCATCTGTCACAGGTATATCTGGAGCCTTGTTCTTTAGCCATTACGCCGTCCTTTCCCACTTAAAACCGTCAAGTGACGGCAGGCGTTTCCATGTACCGCCGAGGCTCGATGGATTAAATGATTTAGTTGTTTCATAGATTGAACCGATTGGGTGAGCTGCCAGAAAGCCTCCACCTTGGTTAGCTCCCCCGCTAATTTGAAGGGTCACCATTGATTGAGCTATTGAAGTGATGCGTCCAAATTCGTCAACTGTAAGACGTGGAATCGCAAAATTGGCATTATTCCCAGCCACAATTGATTCTGAAAGACCGTATGAACCAGCCTCTGCACCAGAACTTTGAAGGCTTAAAGTGACGTTGGAACCCGTCTGGGAAACTGCAAGCGGCCCTGTTGAGGATACATTCTTGACGCTTGAATTTGCTGAAACTAACGCATTGTTACCAATGTCTTTTGCCTCATGTGCCTGACCTTGAGCTGCAATTGCAGCAGACTGTGCAGCTGCAATATGAGTCTCAATATCAGCAACCTTCTCATCCGACATAACCGCTGAGATACGATTGCCGACAATACGAATGCCAGTGCCGGCTACATAGGTAGTTCCAGCACCTTGTGACGCTCCAGAAGACTCAAATGAAACTCCATGTGAGCCTCGAGTCTGGTTTGGTGAAGTCACTTCATAACTTACACTCATTACCCCGCTCGCGACTTTTACTATCTTCTTGCCAATAGTCGCTTGAGTCCGTCTTCCTGTGTCTTGATTTTCAGCTACGACAACATCATCAATGTAAAGATTCAAACCGTCATGGACTGTAATGTCTACAGAAGACTGAGCTTGAAGCTCTTTGAGCTTCTTTGTTCCCTCTTTTTCAAGCTCCGCATCCTCGATATTGTTGTAGTCATAGAGCATTTCCACTGCATCTTGACCAAACAAACTTTGCGTCTTTGAAATACGTCCCGCACGGTCTGCATAGAGGTGAATAACCGTACGGCTTGCAAGCTCACCTTTACCAGCACAGATTAAGTGATTTACAGGATGATATGACGTCTTAGACTTGTAATCCAGGGCATCAGAATCAAGTCTATTATCCGTGAGAGGCTCTAGCCAAATAAGTGTCTTACCATCAGTGCGTTGAATTCTAAGTCGTGAGCCCGCAGCATTTGCAATGTGTCTTAATGCTGTGTAAGCGTCGCAAAAACGAGGCAACTGACACTTAATAATTGTCTCAGACTGTCCCGTTTTAGCCTCAAATACTGTTGCAAGATCTGCTGCAGTAACAATGCTCTCGATAGCCGTTTGAGCCTTATCCGAGATATTAATGTAATCAGTACTCGGGACCAAGATTTTTGAAGCGAGCATACCATGCCAGGTACGACCGCTCCATGTAGTCGTAGACACACCGCCGTCAAGCGAGTCTGAAGCTGTATCGATGATACCGCCGTATTCTGTACCATCGATAGATACTAGATATCCATCTTTGATTGGAATCGACGGGGCAAATACTTCAAAAGTATTTCCCGTATCTCCAAAAGAAAGGTCGAGCACATAGTCCTCTGTGCCGGCAATATCTTCACCGTCAGCCTTTGACACCGTTAAGATGTCCATGGAAGACCTCCTCTTGTTTCCCACCATTCAACATCAAAGCCAAATGTGCCGTCCCATGAGACGCTCTGAAAGCCTTGTTTCAGTGGTTCAAAGCAATAGTTGCCACTGCCCTTTCCGCTGCCACGGCTACCAACATCGAAGCGGTCTGACACGTCCCCAAGTTCAGTAACAAGTGTGATTGTCTTGCGAGTGCGAGTGCCATCTACAACAAGACGACCTCCACTTGGGACTGTCACTAAAAATGAGTAAGTATTATCACCAATCACAATTCGTGGCTGAAGAGCTGTACCGTAAATGGTGAACTTTACTGGACATTCTGAGGATGAGCGAACTTCAAGTTGGTTTGGTGGTCTCGTAATACCAAGGTTGTATGGAGCATTGGTCGGTAAATTAAGCCAATCACTCTGTACATCATCGTGAGTCACGCTAAAACTTTTAATGTGGCTTTTGTGCCATGACCCATCTAACAAAATAACTGTAAGAGCAACTGTTGCCTGATCATGAAAGACCGATTGGACCTCACTTTTAGACACATACACATCTTGTGACCACTCATTGTCGTAGACCAGCGCTCCTGGCTTTTGATTATTGAAATCAAATTCAAATTCCTTGGCCATTGATTCTGCAAGTTCAGAACCCTCAATGAAGAGATCTAGCGTGACTTCTTGAGCATTAGACGAAATGCCAGAGATAGAGCGTGCTCCTAGCGTGTATCCAGGCTTGTAACCTCTAAGAGATGTGCCAGTACCAATTGAGGCTTCTGGCACATCAAGCTCAAAGCTATTACCGCGGGAAGAAACGTATTTGAGCTTACGCATTCGTCTTCACCGCCTTCTGAACCGCTCGAGCAAAATCACGGTCTCCAATATTGTTAGAGTTCTCATCAATAACCTGTCCGAGCTCACCGTTACGCATGAAGTCATAGATATCTGCAAGCGTGGTTGCATTTGCGCGTTGCTGTCTTGAATCAAGCTCAAAAGCGGCACGATAAATACCGTTTGCATTAGCGTCAGCAACTGCTGAGAAGCTCAAAGGACGCGCATTACTAAAGACATCATGTACACTTGACAGAGCACTCATTGCTTCTGTTTCAGCAAGTGCGGAACTTCCCTTAATCCCCCTTGCGAAGTCTCTCATGAGAGCGCGGCCAGAATACGTCGTGTAGCCATGACCTGAGAATGGTCCTTTCTTTGCAGGTGAGAATGGGAATAGCTTACGCACCGCACCGAGCGCGTCTGATGCTGCGCTTGTTACTGCATTTACAGCATTTCTAATGCCTTTGGCGAAGCCATCTAAGAGCGCTTTACCAGAATTAACAAGCCAATCGCCCGCATTTGAAAAGAAACTTTTAATCTTATCTGGAATGCTTTTCACAAAATCAACTGCTGCATTTAGGCCATCTGTAACCCCAC